TATATATGTCATTTCCATTGAGTCAAATACAATTACGCTATCAAATGCTTGTCGGACAACCCTCTGGTGTTATAGATGCCTTTGGTACATCCAACATAAATGCCGCCATAAGGGACATACTAAACAAGTATAGATTCTCTTGGAATCAAAAAGAGGCTACCCTAACTATCGTTACTGGTGTAGCTACTCTACCCACTGACTATAATCCTCAATGGCACCTAGAAGCTGCCTTTAAGGCTGATGACCCAACGAACCTAATCCCATTAACTGAAATCCAAAAATCTGACATAAATCTCTACAACTCTGACGATCCTGTTTACTTTATAGAATACGACACTACGACAGATACTTATGTTTTTAACACACTTTTATATAACTGTGATGTAACTATTTACTACAACTTCATCCCAACCGACCTTTCGGGTGCGGCTGATAAATGCTTCATACCTGATTTGGAAGCTGTCTCATATTTAGCTGCTTCAAAGAAATGGGTAGGAGCTGAACGTGATACTGAACTCAAGCAAGTCTATCAGCAAGAAGCTGAAAGGCTAATTACCGCAATGTGGGTACACGACATCGCTAGTCAGGATATGCCCAACGTTTATTCAATAACTTCAATGCAAAGCTGGTAAAAATGGCAGATAAGAATAAAAAGATATTCCGCAATAAGTTCGCAGGTGGGCTTAATAACTATTTGGGGTCTCGTCAAATAAAAGAAGATGAATCCCCAGATATGACTAACTGCGACTTCAAGGGCAAGGGTGGGGTCGGTAATCGTCAAGGATACTCTGAAATTGGTTCACCAGATGCTACCAATAACGATGGTGTAGTTGGAATGGGTGCTTTACACACAGCTTCCTTACATCAACTCTTAAGGTTCGCCAAGAATGGCTCTACTGATGTAAAGATGGAATACTCGACTGGTGGTGCTTTTACACAAGTGGCCGATACTTTTGCCGCTTCTTTAGACATAGACGTCTGCCAAGCAGCTTCCAAAATATACACAGGCAACGGGTCAGATGTCATGCACGAATGGGATGGTGCCGCTTGGGCGCATACGTCTAATGGAACTATCGGCTATGCGCCTACCTACTACAACCAAAGACTCTGGGTTATAGACGAAACCAATAAAGATAGAATCAACTTCTCTGGGCAATACTCCGAACAACTCCTAACTGGTGGTGGACTGGTTAATAAACTAGGCGATTTCGCAGATGCTACTGCAGGGTGGATTTCATTTAAGTTCGGCTCTGGCGCTGAAGTAACTGGACTAAAGGTTTTTAAGGATTCATTATATGTTTTCCTACGAGACTGTATTTATAAGATAAACCCAGCCACTACAGCTAACACCTTTACAATAACCCAGATAACTTCAAGCGTAGGGTGTGTGTCTCATAGGTCAATCACTCAAGTAGAAGAAGACCTTTATTTTGCTTCTGATGATGGCGTGTACGCACTAGGTGAAGTAGCGAATTACGTTTCAGTAAGAACTACTAATAAGAGTTCAAAGATACAACAAGTCTTCAATGGACTATCTGCTACTCAGAAATCCAAACTTGTCGGAGCTTACTTTAACTTTAAGTATCACCTGTTTTACTCACTATTTGGGGTCAACAATGACTCCTGTGTAGCCTACGACATTCGCTATCAAGGATGGGTTGACTGGAGAAATATGCCCTGTAATTCAGCTACGCTGTACATAGATTCTGATAATGACAGACAACTATATATTGGAAACCCTACTAATTCAGAAGTTTATCAGATGTATTCGGGGGCTACAGATAATGGATCTACGATTTCAACGATATTTTACACGAAATCCTATGACGAAGATGAACCAGATGTAACTAAAATCTACTTTGACCATACGTTTATATTTGGAGAGATGAATGGAACTGTGAATATATCGGTAGTTTTTGACGACTCAATGGTAACTTCTACTAAAAGTCTAAGTCAAACACGCCCACAGGGGGGATTTGGTAGAGACGCTTATGGTAAAAAGGCATACGGAGATGCTACTAATACAGTAACAGTAACGAATTATGTAGGTATTCCCCTAAGAATGACCGTAAGTGAACCTAAGTTCGCAGTCCAATATAAAATAACTTCTTCGGGTGCGTGGAGACTAGACGGTATAACAACTACTTATAAACCTCTACCTCACGCAGCTTTCCCAGCACAATACACTTTGTAATAATTTAGCATATATATAACTAGAAGGAACTAAAATGGCAGAATACGAACGCCCCACAGGAGACTTTCAAACAACCGTAATATCAACTGGCTCGCAACTCGCAGCAGGTGGTACAACCATGACCATAGGAACTGGACTAACTATCCCAGCAACCAATGGCGTACTTCAAATAGACTATGACTCTACCGAAGCTCTTGGTGCCGCTAGTGGCCCAGAAACAGTAAGCTACGCAGCTTATGATGATGGTACTGGCGCAATAACAGGTATGACTCGTGGACTCGCAGGTACGACTGGTGTAACCCACGAAAATGGTGCTTCAGTACAATGTGGACATTCAGTAGCCTACGCTGGGGCGCACATGATAAAGAATGATGATCTAGAAACTACCGCTGGTGAGCCAGGTGGAGCATGGTTGTCGTGGACACCAACACTTTCAGGGCTATTTGATAACGCTAAGTGGACTAAAACGTGTAAATATACACTTATTGGAAAGACAGTTCATGCGAGAGTGAAGTTAGTGGCTAGCACCACGACCCCTATGAGTGGTTCGGGAGATGCAACATTTACACTTCCTCTTACCGCCGTAGATTATGTACCAGGTGACAAATCGTATACGATAGGAACTGCTGGCGTTTATGACTCTGGTACTAACGTGTTTGGCGCACTTGTCTCCATAACTAGCACAACTGCTGCTGCCATAAGGTCTAATGCGCTAGTCACCTTCACTTCGACTTCTCCTATGACATGGACAACTAATGATGTGATCTCATTCACGATAACTTATGAGTCAGCTTAAATAACAATTTTCCTCTTGCTACCTACTATCCCCAAAGATAACAACAGCGCTTTGACCACTCATAAAAGCCCCTTAGGGGGCTCAAATGAGAAGTTAAAACTTCAGGAGGACTTGAAAATAAGATATGCTGACTTGTAAGTACGTCAGTCAAAAAAACTAACTTACCACTTATGGGTAGATATAAAATTGGGGCTCTGTCTAGGCGTTGACAACCCCGACTTGAATCTGCTCGTAAGATTAGTGCGACATCGCAGAATGGAAGATTGTCGTCTCTCTAGTACCCTTGGCTTGGAAGAGCTTCATTACTAGGGAGATGGTAGTCCAAGGGGCTGTGGGACTAAGCACCAAGTATCTTTACATAATCACGAGTAAGAGACCCTTTTGGTATTTCAAGGGGTAAAACGCCCTATTGAACAAAGTTAATGTTTAGAACGCCTTTGTGAATACCAATACCAATGTCCTGCCACATAGGGTTCATAACGGAGTCCCAGTGAGCAGTAGATGACCTAAACATCTCTACTTGACCCCTAGAATCGTGGCAACCAATCTGCATGCTCTGTATTTCACCAACTTTCTGGTATCCGAGTTCATCAGCCGCACCTACTAGCCCAGCATGAGAGTCAAGCATACCATTTTGTTCTAAAGCACGGTGATCCGCATAGGTATCTAGTTTTGGTAACAAAGAGACTGGTTCTAGTCCACCCTCTGAACGAAAAGAATTAACAGCATCTAACACGCCACTCTCTGTCATTGTACAGTCCATAGTTACTTCAGGCACGCTCTCTGACGCACGTAGAGGGGTCTCTACGGCACTTTTAGGCCAAAGCAGGTACGTTGTACCACCCAAGATAATAATTAACAAAATAATCAATAACTTTTTCATAACTAAAACATATTATATCACATAACAGAAAGAAAGACAATGGACCAACATGAAGTAGTCAGACAGACTATGCAAAACGACCTAAATAGTATGCCATGGGATGGCTCTGGCCCAATAGACTCCCTAGCGAACTCTATTCAGTATTTCCTGACAAGTTATGG